GATATTCGACGCGATAGTGTATTTCGGCATCGCCGCCGGCGGGCTAGTCGGGGTGCTGATCCTAACGGCGGTGGCCTTCGATATCGGGCGAACCTATTGGGCCTGGTCCGAACGGCGGCGCGTCCGTAGGGACGTGATGCGGCCGTGAAAATCTTGGGCAGCCGTCGCGCCGATATCGTGTATTTCGTGGGCATCGCTGTGTTGTTGGTATCCGCCTGGGCGCTGATTGAATTCATAATCGAGGGGGCGCCATGACCGACCCGGCCGTGACTGAAAAATTTAAGACCCTTGCCGAAATCAATCATTACCTCGGCGGCGCGACGATCAAGTGCTTGATATGCGGACGGCACCTTCAACAGCTTGGCAATCATATTCGGCATCATCCCGGGTGGGATTGTGATAATTACAAGGTTCACTTCGGCATCCCGTCTAGCCGGCGGCTGGTTAGCGGGAGGCTCCACGAACAATTAAGCGCGGCCAGCGCAAAGATGATGGCAAAGCGCGGGGACGAATGGCGCCACGCTTTCCATGTGGTGGGCAAGGACCGCCGGGAAAACCGCGACCACAAAAAGCCTAGTAAATTCCCAAGAACTCCCGCCGTGCTTAGTCACTTGCGGCAAGTTAGCGGGAAGGGGCGCACGGCTGGGCATGAAAAATATGACGGCAGGCGGGAGAACGTTAACTGCCCGAACTGCGACAAAACCCACGAGGTTGCAGCGTGGGCCGCCTTCCGAAGGGGAGGCGTTCTTTGTCGCCGTTGTTCCGAACATCAAAATAGAAGCCATGAACGCAATCGACCGCCGCGTATCGAGTACAATAAACAACGAAGCAAACGTAAATACGCCGAACTTAAAACGGGCGTTATTAAGTCACAGTTATCTATGCAAATCTTTGGCTACATTCAAGAGAATGGCGGGCATTCCACTATGAAGGAAATAAGGCGTGAATTTACGCGGCGGCGCCCGGATTTGTTGCCACGGACATTCAAAAAGCGCGTCGGCGATTTGCTCGCGGCCGGAAAGATCAATGCAATATCGCGCGGCGTTTACCAGGTGGCGGCGCCATGATTGACCCGGCCGACCTTGCGATGCAAAACCTCGACCTTGCCTCGACGATTGACGGCAACGGGCAACTGCACAATCCCGGCGAGATTATGGAATTGTTGATGCTCAACGCCGAGACGTTGGAGAACATGGCGACGCGCCCGGCGGCCGAACCGGAAGGCGACAACCCGCCGGTTGCGGAGTTCGTATCCGCCGCCGACGCCCGTGTCGAGATTGCCGCGCTGCGCGGGTTTTACGATCTATTCACGCCCGTCCGGCATGGCCGCGACTTGGCGGGCCTTGACCCGAAGATGGGGCCGCCGGACATGGCCCGACAATGGCTGTCCGTGAAGGCGGAAGGCCGCAACGTCGCCTTGGCGGAAATCGTCAACATCGCCGTGCGGATTGCCGAAACCTGGGAAGCGGTAACGCCCGATACGGTCAAGCCCGTGATGCCGGAAACGGTGCGCGTGGGGCGGATAATGGGACCGGCGTCGCGCAACGAAGGCGACGACGAAAAGGTAGTGTACAAGCCGTTAAGCGGGGCGGACCTTACGTCGTTCCAACAGGCGCAGTTGCGGCTGTCATCGGCGCCGCCGGACCTGGGCGCTTGCGACGACAACCGGATACGCGGGCTGATATTCGCGCTTGTGATGGCGGTCACGGCGGCGGAGCCGGGCTGATGCCCGGACGGACACCGCCCGGCTCGTCGGAACGGGCGCAGCGGCTCGAAATCATCGACAGGTACGAAGCCGGCGAAAACGCGGCGGCGATAGCTAAGGCGGTCAAGGCCACCGCCCGCCGCGTGACCAATATTGTCCTTCATCACGAACGATCAAAAAGGGGGTTCGCCGATATCAAGAAGGCGCGGGCGTTCCTTTACGGCGAACGGGTGTCGATCAATGCGGCTCACGTCGAGGCGAGCGAGGCGGGCGATACCGACGCCAGCCGGGTTCGCCTAGCGGCGTTGAACGATATCGCCAAACAGGTCGGGGCGGACGCGCCGACACGCACCGAAATTGACGGCCCCATTGAACTCACTATCGTCAAATATGCCGAAACTAAGGCTCCCGAATAACTGGAATCCCCGGCCGTACCAACTCGCGCTGTGGAACTACTTGGAACGCGGCGGGAAGCGGGCCGTCGGCGTATGGCACCGACGCGCCGGCAAGGATGACGTGATCCTTCACTGGACGGCGGTGGCGGCGCAACAGCGTGTCGGGAACTACTGGCATATGCTCCCAATCGGCAAGCAAGCGCGCAAGGCGATTTGGGACGCGGTAAACCCGAAAACCGGGTTGCGCCGGATTGACGAGGCATTCCCGCCGGCCTTGCGGTCGGTGACGCGGGACCAGGAGATGTTGATCCGGTTTACCAACGGTTCGACGTGGCAAGTGATCGGGTCGGACAACTACGATTCCCTTGTCGGGTCGCCGCCCATCGGTATCGTGTTCTCGGAATGGGCATTGGCGGACCCGCAAGCCTGGGCATACCTCCGCCCGATCCTGGCGGAGAATGACGGTTGGGCCGTGTTCATCTACACGCCGCGCGGGCGGAACCACGGGGCGACGTTTTACGAGACGACCCTTGACGACGAACACTGGTTCACCGAACGGTTGACGGCCGACGAGACGGACGTATTCACGGCGGAACAGTTGCGCGTTGAACGGACGGAATACCTCCGCGAATTCGGCCCGGATGACGGCGAAAGCCGGTTCTTGCAGGAATACTATTGCGACTTCAACGTCGCCATGGTCGGGTCCTATTATGGCCGTATGCTCGCCGACGCCGAACGGGACGGGCGCCTGACGGACGTACCGCATGACCCGAACGCCAACGTCGAAACATGGTGGGACCTGGGCGTCGGGGATTCGACGGCGATATGGTTTGTTCAACGGGTCGGGGTGCAATACCAGTTCATCGACTATTACGAATCCCACGGTCACGGCTTGCCGCACTATGCCCGGATGTTGCAGGAAAAGGCGGCGGCCGGCGATTGGGTTTGGGGCGAACATGTCTGGCCCCATGACGGCGCTGCGCGGGATTTATCCACCGGGCAATCGCGGGCGGATACGATGAAGGGGCTGGGGTTTCCCATTCGCGTGATGCCGCGCGAGGCCGTTGACGAAGGGATACACGCCGTCCGCCGGCTGTTGCCTATGGGATGGTTCGACAAGACGGCTTGCAAGGAAGGCATTGAGGCGTTGCGGGCGTACCGCCGGGAATGGGACGAGAAAAAGCGCGCGTTCCAAGATCGGCCGATGCACGATTGGGCGTCCCACGGGGCCGACGCGATACGGACGGGCGCGCTCTACCGGCCGCCACGGAAGGGGAAGCGCCCGCCGCGCCGGATTGACGATTTGCCGGAAAGTCACCCGGCGCGGGGGATTGTATGAGCGGGCGTTATCAGGGCCAGCAACAATACATGTTCAGTCTGTTCAAGGCCGGCCATTCCGTGCGGTACGTTGCCCAGCTGTGCGGGATTTCCTACAACCACGCGTCCAATACCCGCGCCGCCATGCGCTTGCCGCCGTATAGCAAGGCAACGGACCCGGTTATCGGGATATTGCGCGCCCGGCCGGACGGCAAGGCGGAATACCGCGCCGGCGGTATACGGCTGTCGGCTGGGGCGGGGACGCGCCCGGCCAACTGTCGGTATCCGTTATGGGGGATAGACGAAACGTCGGGCGAATATTGCGGGGCGCCGACGGCCAACGGCGGGCCGTATTGCGCGGCCCATCACGCGGTGTGCTATTACCGCCCTTGCAAAGCGGCCAAAACGTAAGCAACCTTTCGCCGACGAATTCCCGCGACTTGTCCGAAAGGCTTTTCCCATGGCGATGATTCCGTTGCAAGACATGGCGGCGTTGACCCTCGAAATCCGGTCGCGCAACCCGGCGACCCCGTTGGACGTTCGCGTTGCCGGCAAGCCGGTCGCGGCCGGCGCCATGGCGGCGATCTACAACGAAGGCGGCGCGATGGTCCTGGATATCGGCGGCGCCGAACCGGATTTCAGCCAACCCAAGGGCACGGGGAGCGACTTATCGTCCGCCGGCGAACACGCCGTCGAGGCGAAGGCCCCGGCCGCGCCCAAGGCGAAGGCGAAGAAGGCCAAAGCGGCATGACCGCCGACAAAACCGCCGTCGAAAGATTGCGGATAGGGTGGTTGGGGGACGCCCAAAAGCGGTTGGTGAAAGACGCCGTTCTCGAATTGGACGCCCGGATAGCGGTCATGGAAACAACCATCTTGGGACCGTCCGCGAAGAAGCCCGGCCGCCCGCGCAAGGCGGAAACCACGGACCCGGATATGACGGCGACGGCGGGGAATAGCGAGTCCGCCTAAATGGCCTACCGGGACAACGCGGGCAACCATGGGCGCGTCAACCGGCCGCTTACGGACGACGAACTCAAGAATATCCTGCAACGCCAGGTGGACGCCGCGATAGGGCACGTCGGCGGCGAAATTACGTCCGATAGGCGGAAGCTGCTCGAACAGTATCGGTCGGAACCGTACAATATCGAGGTCGAAGGCCGGTCCCAAGTCGTCACGTCGGATATGTTCGACACCATCGAAGCCATGATGCCCGATTTGATGGAGGTATTCACGGCCGGCGATAAGGTCGTCGAGTTCGTTCCGCAAGAACGCGGCGACGAAAAGTTTAGCGAACAGGCGACCGACTACATCAACTTCATCGTGATGCGCGACAACCCCGGCTGGACAATCCTTTACGATTGGTTCAAGGACGCGCTGGTTCAAATCAACGGCTTCGTCAAGGTCTATTGGTCCGACCGCGAGGAACGGAAAACCTACCGCTATTCAAACTTGTCGGCCGACGACCTGGCCTTACTGGTCGAAGACGACGAGGTTGAAGTCGTTTCCCAAGACGAAGGCGTGTCGGACGATTTGACGCGCGTTGCCGACGAACTTGGGATCGACCTTGAAGGGCAGAAGATCGGGGATATCGAGGCGTTCGTCGAGGCCAACGTCCCGGAGGAAATTCGGCCGACCGTCCGTGTGTTCAACGTTGAGTGCGTTCGCGCCATGAACAAGGGCCGTGTCGTCGTCGAACCGATCCCGCCCGAAGAACTGATAATCGCCCGGAGGTCAAAGACCACGGACGATAACAACTTCATCGGCCACAAGGTCCGCAAGACTGAAAGCCAGTTGATCGAGGAAGGGTTCGATCCGGAACTCGTCCGGTCAATCCCGTCGTTCGACGAATCGGAGTTCAATTCGGAACGGGTATCGCGGTTCAGTCGGGACGACGAATACCCTTACGAAGACGACAGCCCGGACGCGACGACGCGCCCGATTTGGGTTATCGAATGCTACCTCAACGTGGATTTCGACGGCGACGGGCTGGCCGAATACCGGAAAATTATCGTCGCCGGCGGCGAATACACTATCTTGTACAACGAAGAAGTCGCGCGCAATCCGTTTTGTTCGGTCACGCCGATCCGCGAACCGCACAAGTTCTTTGGCCGCGCCTTCGCCGAACTCGTCGCCGATTTGCAGCTAATCAATACGATAATCTGGCGCCAGGTTCTCGACAACATGTACCAATTGAACAACGCGCGGACGGTCATCAACGAACGCATCGACATGGACGATATGTTGTCCAACATCATCGGCGGGACGGTTCTCGCGGAAGGTAGCGCCCCGGTCGGCGACGCGGTGATGCCCCTGGTGACGCAGCCCATTGGGCCGATGGCGTTGCCGCTGATTGAACACGTCCAGACGCAGCGCGAAACGCGAACCGGCGTGACGCGATACAGCCAAGGGCTTGACGCCGATTCGCTCAACAAGACGGCCACCGGGATTTCCCGGATCATGGCGCGGACGCAACGGCGCATCCAACTGGTCGCCCGCCTGTTCGCCGAGAGCGGCGTCAAGGACCTGTTCAAAAAGACGCTGGCGGAGGTCATCGAACACCAGGACGAGGCGCGAGCCGTCCGCCTTCGCGGCAAGGAATGGGTCGATTTCGACCCCCGCGAATGGAACGCGGACATGGACCTGATCGTCAACGTCGGGCTGGGCTACGGGACGCCGGAATCGCGCCAGGAAGGGGCCAACGCGATCATCCAGTTGCAACGCGGGATCGTCGAATTGCAACAAGGTATCGAAGGCCCGTTCGTGATGCCGCACCATGTCAGCAACGGATTGGAAGCGGTGGTGGAAGGGTTCGGCTTCCGCAGCGCGGAGCCGTATTTCGCCCGCGTCAAGGAAGGGACGCAGTTGCCGCAGAAGCAACCGCAGCCCGACCCGGCGATGATGAAGATTCAAGGCGATTTGGAGGCGAAGAAGGCCGAGTTGCAAATGAAGCAAGCGGAGGTCCAACAGAACGCCCAGATCAAGCAGGCGGAGGCGGCGCAAAAGGCCCAACTGGAAACCGAGAAGATGCAGTTGGAACACCAACGCGATATGGAAAGGATGCAGGCCGAAATCGGCATGAAACGCGACGAAATGGCCGCCCGCATAGCGATGGAACGCGAACTTGCCGAGCAACGCCTCGCCATCGACGCCGGCAAGACGGCCGCCGATATCGACCTTGCCAAGCGCAAGGAGGAAACCGACATGGCGATTGCGCTGGCGAAACAGGAGCACGAACACGAACATTAGCCCGCGCCGCTTGACGTTTCCGAAAAACGTAAGCAACCTTGCCGGCGATATCTCACGAAAGACCGTAAACCAAGCGGAAGGAGAAACCACCATGCCAAAGGGTATGAAGTACAAGAACGCCAATTCCTCGCCACGAGGCGGGGGAAAAGTCGCCAAGGCCGCCAAGTCATCCGGCGGCGGCGGGCGTTCGCTAGCCGGCGATTACGGCACGGCCACGGCCGGCGGAACCGGTCTGCGAAGCCCCGAATACGGGTCCAATGCCCGCGTCCGGGAAACCCGATTACCGGCGGGCGGTTGTCCGCGCGGTAGCAAGACCCCGAATTTCAAGAAACGGATGAAAAGCGGTTACTAAGCCATGATCCCGACGACCGCCCAGGACATCGCGCACGTCACCAACGATAAGTCGCTGCGCGATATCGAACAGGCGAACCGCGATCACTTGCGGGTCGCCGAGGCGGCGAAGGGAATTCTGGACGATCCGTTTTTCAACCAGGTTATGGATGACCTGGAAAAACAAACCGTCGCGACGTGGGAAAATTGCGATAACCCGGTAGACCGGGACCGCTTACACGTCACGATCCGGGTGTTGAAGGTCATTCGCCGGGCTTTCAAGACGTATACCCAGGGCGCCGAAACCGCCCGCTTGGCGATTGAACAAATCACGGAAAAAAGAAAGAACTTGAATGGCTGACACGATGCCCGATAACCCGACCGTACCCGTGGCGGGACCGGGACCGCATGGCATCGAAGCAGCCGCCAAGGCTATCGCCGCCAAGATTGCGCCGGACCGGGGAACGCCCCCGACAATCGGCCCTGGCGACGAACCTGAGTCGGACAATCGCGCTCCTGCCAAGCCGGAAGGCGACAAGCCTGCCGGCAAGGCCGTTGCACCGGACCCGACACAGACGCCGGCCAAGGAACCCGAGCCCGAGTTTACGGACGCGGATTTCGACGACGCGCCGGCCGCCGACGACCCCGCAACCGCAACCGCGCCAGACGATGGACCGCCGACCACCTTCGATGCCCTAGCCACCAAGGCCGGCATCACGCTTGACAACTTGCTGGACATGACGATTACCCGGCAAGTCAACGGCAAGGACGAGGCGATAACCATCCGCGAGGCGCGGGACGGCAATCAGCGGTTGGAGGATTATCGGCAGAAAACGGCGGAACTTTCCGAACAAGGCAAGGCGGCCCATCAAGAACGGGCGGCCGTGCAAGCCGAACGACAGCACTACGCACAAAACCTTGAACCGTTGGTCGCGGAACTTGGCGAAATGGTGAGGGCCGAAGATGCCTATCTCCAACAGCTTCTTGCCGAGGACCCGACCGAATACCACCGCCAAAAAGCCTACGTCGATCAACGCAAGGAAAGACTTGCGGCGGCGGCGGCCGAACAACAGCGCATCGGGGAGCGCCACGCGCAAACCCGACAGGCGGAACTAAGCCAGGATATCGAACGCAACGCGTTGGAACTTATCCAGGCCGTCCCGGCGTGGGGCAAAGACCCGGCCATAGGCAAGAAGGAAATTGCCGAGATCAAGGACTTCGCGGCTAAGACCTACGGTTTACCGCGTGAGAGTATCGACGCCGAATATCGCTCCGGCGCCATTCTCGCGGCCCGTGACGCCATGAAGTACCGGAAGTTGGTCGAGAACCGGGACAAGCGAGTCAAGGAAGTGCGAACGAAGCCCAAGTCGGTACGGGCGGGGGCCGCCGAAAGGCCCGTGACCGCCAACGAGGGCAAGGTGCGAAAGGCCCGAGCCGCCCATTCGAAGACGGGTTCGGTGGAAAGTCTCGCCGCTGTGTTGAGAGCCCGAATGCAATGACCCACAAAGGAGTGACTTCCCATGGGCGTTCCCACAAACACATTTGAGACGTACGCCGCAATCGGCGAACGTGAAGACCTCGCGGACGATATCTACAACATCGCCCCGACGGACACGCCGTTGCTCAACAGCATCCCGCGCGTGGACGCGACGTTCATCACCCACGAATGGCAGACCGACACCCTGTCCGGCGCGACCCAGAACATCGTGGCGGAAGGCGACGACGCCACCACGGACGCCGCGACGGCGACCACACGGTTGTCGAACACAACCCAGATTTCGGACAAGGTGCCGCGTGTGTCCGGGACCGTCCAGTCCGTGGCGAAGGCGGGCCGGCGGGACGAGCTTTCCTACCAGATCGCCATCCGCGCCAAGGAGCTCAAGCGCGATATGGAAAACGACCTGTGGCTTAACAATATCATCGTCACGGGTTCGTCCGGCACGGCGCGGGAACTTGGCGGGATGCCGACGTGGATCGCCACCAACTATAGCGGCGGGACGGGCGGTTCGGCCGGCGCCACCGGCACAACGGCGGCGACCAACGGGACCCAACGGGCGTTCTCGGAAACCCTGTTGCAAGCCCAGATCAAGAATTGTTGGGACGCCGGCGGCGACCCGGATACGGTCTACCTAGGCTCGTTCAACAAGCAAGTGATGTCCACGTTCACCGGCAACGCAACGCGGTACAAGGACAGCGACGACCGCCGTTTGCAGGCCGCCATCGACCTCTACGATTCCGACTTCGGCACCATGGAGGTGATTCCCGACCGTTTCATGCGGGCGCGTGATTGCTTCCTGGTCGAAACCGAGTTGCTGGCCGTGGCCTACCTCCGCGAATTCCGCTACTGGGAATTGGCGAAAACCGGCGACAGCGAGCGGGTCCAGTTGCTCGTCGAATACACCATGGAAGTCCGCAACGAGGCCGCGCACGGGTTCATCGCCGACCTCACCACGTCGTAAGCGGGGAAACGGAAAGGAGACATCGCCATGCGAAACTTCCTGAAATCCCTGCTCGTTCTCGCGTTGCTGGTGTCCGCCGGCACGGCATACGCGAAATGGCAACTGCGCCATAACGCCGACGGCACGTCGGATTGGGTCCGGGCCGGGCCGTCCTTGGAACAAGAGACGTTCGCGGTCGGGCGGCACTTCCTTACCGTCCGGCTGACGGACGTGTCTCAATACTCCACGACCTACGTTCCGGTCGATGTGACCAACGCCCAGATAACCCTGGTGCAATCGGTCATGCTGGACAACATCGGGACGGCGGACGCGCTGATCCAGATTACGATCATGCGCGACGCGACGGCGTATGCCAACGTGTCCAACGGAACCGCCCATATGACGATTGCGAACCTTGCGGCGGGCGACGAAGTTGGCATCTTGGACACCTACACGCCGGTTCGGTTGACCGACAACAACCATCTACACACCGGCGACGTTATCGCCATCTCGTCCGACGGCGGGCCGGCGGCGGATAACGGCAGCGCGGCGGCGCAGTTCACGATCACTATCGAGCCGAAATAATGTATTGGGTTGGGGGCGCCGCTTTCGCGGCGGCGTCCCTTACCTTCTTGATTTATACGGCTGACCCGACGGTGCCGCGATGGGCCGCGATATTCACCTTCACGATTATTCTCTTGCTCGCCGGCACCGGTTGGCTATACCGCGCCCGGCCCACCTTCCGGCCGTTCGATTGGGCGCTCTTGGCCTTGCTAGGCTGGATCGCCCTGTCGGTTACGTGGTCCTCGGATTACCGTCAAGGATTGCTCGAATTGCAAAGGGCGGTCGCCCTTGGCGTTCTCGTGTTTGCGTTCTCAAGGGCTTCGCCGGAACGTTTGGCAACCTGGATCCCGGTATGCGCCAATCTGACCCTGTTGGCCGTGATGCTTTTGTACGCGGCCCGGCCGGGTATATCCGGCGGGTTCGGCAACTCGAATTGGCTCCTGGAATGGGTGGCAATTACCTTGCCGTTGGCCGCTTGGGCGATAGTCCGCCGGCCGATGGGCTGGGCGGCCATCCCCGCCGTCGTCTTGGGCGGCTGGCACGTCGCAACGTCCGGGTCCAACGCGAAATGGCTGTTGCTCGCCGTCCCCGTCGTTTGCGCGGTCCCTTGGCTTGTGCGCCGCCGGCAATGGTTCGCCCTGGCGGTCCTGGCGCTAGTCGTCGTCAACGGCGCGCTCTGGATGGGGGCCTTTGGCGACCCCAGGGCGTCCGTGCTGGCCCGCGCCGAAATCTGGATCAACACGGCGGCAATCTGGTCAACGGCGCCGTGGGTCGGGGTTGGCCTCGGCGGGTTCGATTGGAATTACGATCTGTTCCGCGAATTCCATATGCCGTACTTGGGTACGACGTTGATGGAACGGCTGGCGATAGACGCGGGCCTGGCTCACAACGAATTGTTACAGATTGTTTCAGAAATCGGGTTGGTCGGCCTGGCCCTGGCCGTGATTTGCGTCTTGTTCATGGGCCGCGCCGGGGGGCCGCCGGCCGTGACCCTGGCCGTGGCCGGGGTGCTCTCAATGGTCGGGTTCCCGCTTCACTTCCCGTCCAGCGCGTTCGTCATCATGGCGGCGGTGGGGTTGCATGTTTCGCGTTCTAGCCCTCATCCCTTTGTTGTTAGCGGCCTGGATTGGTTGGGCCGTGCCGCAATGGTATTTGTCCCAAGCGTATATCTCGAACACGCGCGTTTTGCTGGAAAACCACGACTTGCCGGACCCGGCATGGATAGCGAATGTGAAGGCGGTCGCTACTTGGGACTGGGACGGACAGACGCGGAAGCAACTTATGTTGACCCTGGGCCGGTTGATGGCAAAATCCGGGCTTTGTACCGACTCCAAGAGGAAATGCGTCGCCGTATCGCCCGGCGCGGCGGACAAGGCATATCGGATTGCCGCGACGGCGGCGCCCCACGCCCCCGCCTTGTTGATAACGCGGGCGGAATACCTGATAAACTCCAACCGATGGCGCGAACCGGAAATGGCGACGTTGATGGCGCGGGTTCAACAAATCGCGGCGGCTCAACCGGAAATGTGGATGGCCGAAACCCTCTACGCCAATCTACTCGGCGACGCCGCCCGGATGACGGAAGCGATCCGACGGGGCCTCGCCTTGCCGAACGGCCAACGGTTTCAAAGACTTGTTGAAAGGTTAGAACAATGACGCGAATCAAGATAATCCTTGCGGCGATGCTGGTGGCCGTAGCGTTGCCGGCGGCGGCGCAACAAGGCGAGCCGCTAAGGCCGGTCAAGACCCAATGGCTTGACTATCACAATACGTCGCTCAACGCGACGGACAGGACCGGCGAATTCATCCGGCACTTGCGTTTGATGTGTACGACGGCCTGTTACGTGGCGATTTCATCGAGCCAAGAAATATCAGCGGACGCGACATCGGCGGCGTCGGCGGAATCGACGACATCGTTTTCGCTCCCGGCCAACGTGCCCATGCTGGTCTTAGCGCCGGGCCTTGCCATTGTCTCGGCCATCCAGGAATCGTCGGGCGGCATCCTATTTATAACGGAGATGAGCCGGTGAACAACCGGTTGAAGTAAAAGGATTATTTAAGGTGGCGCGGTAATGGCACAACGGCGACTATTCGACGCGCACGGCGGGATCGTCACGACCTTCGAGTATGACGAAAGCAACGATTCGTTCGCCTTGAACGATACCCAAAACGCCGGGCCGTACCTGGCGCAGAACGCCCGGACTCGGGCCGATAGCGTTCCGACCGGGAACTTCCGGATGAAGGGGTCCATCCCGTTCGTCTTGTTGCGCTATCTGTTGAAGCAACGCGGGTTGACTTACTACCAGTTCCGCCGCCTGGGCCGGCGGGAGCGGGACGCGATCTTCTACAAGATTTTGCAAGACCGGGACACCTACAAATTGCGGACGGCCGAGCCGACGCGCAAAGCCAGTTACACGGGGGCCGGGCCGGCGCTACTGTTGCCGGGGGCGTAGCCGATGGCGATCAATACCTTCACCCTATTGCGGAGCGCGATATCCAACTGGTTGAAGCGCGATAGCAATCAGGTCGCGGATGACCGCCTAAAGGAATTCGTGACCCTGGCCGAAGACCGCATCTATACCGATTTGCGGGTCCGGTCGATGGAAGCCCACATCGACTTGCGCCTGACCGCCGCGACGACGGTATCGACCGTTTCCGGGACGAACACCGTCTTGTTGACCCCATCGACGGCGGCGACGGCCTATACCCTGGGCGACCGCTACAACTTTGAATTGGCGGGGACCAATACCGGCGCGGTCAACGTCAACATATCGTCCCTTGGCGAAAAGGACGTAAAGAAGGGCGAGGACGCGGGCGACGAACTTGAAAACGAGGACTGGATCGACGGCAATACCGTGGAGATCGTCTATGACGGGACCCAGTTCGTGTGGGTCCCCCGTGGCGGCTATCCGTTGCCGTCCCGGTACGTCGAACAACGGCGCGTCTATCTCGACGTGGACGGCAACAAAAAACTGGACTACATGACGCCCGAACAATTCTGGATTCGCAAAGGTTCGTCCGAAACCGCACAACCGAAAATGTACACCGTCGAAGGGCCGTACATAATTTTCTCGCCTTTGATGGACAAGGAATACTTCGGCAAGTTCTTGTTCTTCCGCCGGTTCGCGGCCCTATCCGCCGATAGCGACACCAACTGGATTCTGACCAACGCGCCGGGGATTTATCTCTACGCCTCCTTGGTCGAGGCCCATTCGTTCCTGGCGAACGGGATGCGGGCGTTGGAATACGCGACGTTGTACCAAGAACGGATTGACGCCCATAGCAACGCCTTCAAGGCCGGGCGGTTCCCGCGTGGCCGGTCGCAGATACGTTCGGAAGTGGCGGTAGCCTGATGCCCCAATTCTACGCCCCGCCGCCAAAATCCCTCGCCGCTCGGTTGGCGGCGATCCGCCCGATATTGGCGGACAGCGACGTACCGGGGCCGGTCCTGGAATTTGAATCCTTCGAGCCCGACCGCGCGCCCCTTGGTTCGCCCGGTTCGCCGACGTTGACGAACGGCGTTCCCGTCCCGGACGGGTTCGGCCCGCAGGCGGATTTCAGCGCCGACACATCAACGGCGCTTGACGGACGGGCGCGGGGGTTGTCGGCGGCGCAGAATTCGGAAGGCGTTGTGTTCGTTCATGCCGGCGACGACAAGAAACTCTATTATATCAACGCGGCGGCGGAAGTGTCCAACGTATCGAAGTCCGGCGGATATGACGGCGCGGACGACGGCGGTTGGGAATTCACCCTCGATAACCTGACCGTGATTGCCACGAATTACGAAGACGCAATCCAATCGTTCACCCTTGGCACGTCCACGTTGTTCGCCGACCATATTACGTCCACGAACAAGCCCAAGGCGCGGCACATTGATATCGTGCGCGATCAATTCCTGGTCATGGCGAACACGAACGACACGACCGACGGCGTGAAGCCGTCCCGTGTTTGGTGGTCGGCGGCGGGGGACACCACGGACGCGGACCCGGACGCCGCGACGCTTTGCGACTTCCAAGACGTGAAGGGCGCGGGTTGGGCGCAGAAGGTAGTCGGGGGCGTGGAATACGGGCTGGTGTTTTTCGAGAACGCCATTGAACGGATGGATTTCGTCGGGGGCGGCGAGATTTTCAGCTTCAACCGGATTGACCGCAAGCGCGGCACGGAAATCCCCGGCAGCGTCATCGCCCAGGGCCGCCGCGTATTCTACCATTCCCCGGAAGGCTTTATGATGACCGAGGGGACGGGCGAGAGCATCCCCATCGGCCATGGCCGCGTCGATAAGTGGTTCGACGACCAGTTCGATTTGCAGTACCGCTCGCGCGTCACGGCGGCAATCGACCCGCTCCGCAAGTTGGTGTATTGGGGATTTCCCGGTACGGGTTCGTCGGGCGGTACGCCGAATATCCTGGCGATCTATAACTACGTCGAGGACAAATGGGGCGAGGCCGAAATCACTCACGAAATCCTGTTGCGCTCGATGACGCAAGGATTGACCCTTGACGGTTTGGACACGATATCGACCGACCTTGACGCGCTTGCCTTTAGCCTCGATTCCCGCGCCTGGTCCGGCGGCACGTTCAAGTTGGCCGGCTTCAATACGTCCAACCTGTACGGCTTCTTTGACGGGGCCAACTTGGCGGCGACCCTGACGACCGGGGAAAAGATGCTCAACCCCGGATACTTCACCCGGACAACCGGAATGCTTCCGATGGTTGACGCCGCCGCGTCCAATATCACGGGGGCCATCGGCGGGCGCAACCGGACCGTCGATAGCGTTTCGTTCGATACGGCGCAATCGCTCAACACGGACGGCATCATCCCGGCGAACAATTCAAGCCGGTACGTCCGGGGGCGAATGATCGTCGCGGCCGGCGCGTCGTGGAACCACGCCCAGGGGCTTGAACTCCTAACGACACGCGAAGGCGTCTACTGATATGGCAATCACGTCCCCCCGCGCAACGGCGATCCGGGGCCATTCCGTCCCCGCCTTCTGGCGTGTCCGGGGCATGGAGGATTTGGGCGAATGGTTGCGGCAAATCGCGCTCGGCGTGAACCAGATTTTGAACACGGGCGCGGCCAATGCCAAGGGGGCCGTTACCCTAACGGCCAGCACGACGACGACGACGCTTTCCGACCGCCGGCTAGGCGGCAATTCCAAGGTCATGTTTTCGCCGACGACGGAGAACGCACGGGCGGCCGGCGTTCCCGCCGTTACCGCCAAGGACCAATACAGCGCTACGTTGACGCACACGAACACCGCCGCCACGGACAAAACGTATGACTACGTTATCTTTAATTGATACGCGCGACGCGAACGAACTATACGCGGACCCGCGTTTGCTCCCGGTTATCGACCGGGCGCTTAAGGACCACCCGTCCCATGACATCGGGTCGGTATCACGCGGGATTGCGGAAGGGCGGTTTCAATTCTGGCCCGGCGCCAAGTCGTTCATGGTGACGGAAATCGTCCAATACGAAAAAGCCCGTGCGATCCAGGCGTGGCTCGCGGCGGGCGATTTGGACGAATTACTGGCAATCGGGGCGAAGGTGGAAATATGGGGCCGGGACCGAGGCTGTACCCGCGCCGAAATAGCCGGGCGGCCCGGTTGGGGCCGTGCGTTGCGGGACAAGGGCTATGAACATTATACTACCGTCTTGACGAAGGAATTGTGACATGGGCAACCCATTCAAAGGCGGCGGCAGCGGCGGCGGCGGAGATGTCAGGTACATCACGCAGAAAACCACCAGCGATCCGTGGGGGCCGCAACAGGACCCGCTCAAGTTCGGTTTCGGCCAAGCGCGGGATATTTATGAGTCGGGGGTTCCGCAATATTATCCGGGAAGCACGGTCACTCCCATGGCACCGCAGACAGAACAGGCGTTGCGCATGACCGAGAACCGGGCACTGGCCGGCAATCCGCTGTTGGGTGCGGCACAGACTCAAGCACAAAGCACTCTGCAAGGTGGAGGTATGACCTCCCCGGCTACCGGCTATTATCAGAATGTGATGGGCGGTCAATATCTCAACCAGGGCAATCCCTACACACAAGGACTTATTGATCGCGTGACCGGCGACGTGTCGCGTTCCATTGATACTTCCCGGTTGGGTGCTCGGCGGTTCGGTTCGCCCGGACATGCGGAGGCGATCTCGCGGGGCGTCTCGGGCGCCGTGGCACCCTTGCTGTTTGGACAATACGGGCAAGAGCGCGGCATGCAACAGCAGGCGGCGGCCGGTCTCAGCGGTGAGTACGGAGCCGAACGCCAACGCCAAATGGGGATGATTGGTGCCGCGCCGGGGCTGGCGGCGGCCGATTACGCGGACCCCCAACAGTTAGCGGCGGTCGGGGCGGGCCGCGAAGCGCAATCGCAGGCTGAGCTTGCCGATCTCGTCAATCGTTGGAATTTCAACCAGAACCTCCCGGCGGAGAAACTGGGTCAGTACATGTCGTTGATCGGCGGTGGGTATGGTGGGCAGGGCATGTCAACTTATCCCGTGACATCGAGCCCCGGACAATCATTTCTCGGCGGCGCGTCCATGGGCGCCGGCATCGGTTCCATGCTTGGCCTGCCCGGTTGGGGCATAGGCGCGTCCGCTCTCGGCGGCGGAATGTTGGGAATGTATTGAGCCATGAGCATCTTTGGCATCCCCGCGACACCCTACGGCAATCCGCCCGCGTGGTATGGGGTCGAACAATATCTTGAGGATTATCCGGGGTTGGAAGCAGCGTTTCAGGCATCGACCAAGGCGCCGCCGGGGCTTTACGATGTGCCGGAGATTGCGAGCGTGGAACCGGAAGCACCCGTTGCACCAACGCCTGAGCCGGTCACGCCGCCTATTCTGTGGCCGGAGAGCGACGATGGCAACGGCGGCGACGATTACGAATGGACCAATCCAGTAGAAGGTTGGACAGGGGGCGATCCGGCGATATTGAATGCGCCTGGCGGATACAATTTCCAAGATACTGGTTTAGGCCGTGGGCTGAATGCGCAAGGTCTTTTTGGCGGTCTAATAGATGCTGGTATTAGTCAAATTCCGGGAATAGGGCAACTTTATGCGGCCGCGAATATTGGTTCTCGGATAGGCAATCAGCTTGGTTTGGGTGTGCCGTCACTTTCGGTGGGCAATGCGCTGGCTGGACAATTGGGGCTCTCGACTGGAGATCGGGAAATGGACGCGCCGATCTCGCAATCGGTCTATGATCAGGCCCTAGCGGGAGTTGCGGAAGACCGGGCTGCGGCTGCGGCTGCACTTGCCGCAATGACGCCGGAGCAACAACTCGGTCTTACTGGGCCTGAGCAATCGGGGTGGGGCTATGGCGATAGTGGATGGGGCGGCGGAGATGGTTGGGACCAATCGGATTGGAGTGAACCCGGTCCAGATGATCTGGGCTTCGGTGGCTGGTAGGTAAGCATGGCGAATTTTTTCCAGAAACCCGGCGCGGCGCAGATGCTCATGCAGCTTGGCGCGGGCCTCATGGCCTCCGGTGCACCTCGCCGATATGGTGCACCCAATCCTGGCTTGGGCATGATCGCGCAAGCCCCGCTCGCCATGCAGCACGCCCAACAGTTTAAGATGCAGCAAGACCTTTACCGGATGCAAAAGCGTCAGATGGAAGCAAAATTGGCCCAAAATCAATGGTGGCGGACCAAATTAGGACTTCCAAGCCCCCAGGATGGCCCCACAGGCGCATCTCTGGGGTTGCCGGGGGGTATGCCCCAGACACCGGGGATGGCCGCTGGTGGAACTCCTGGGCTTCCGCCAGACCAACTTCGCGCAGCGCGACTGTTGTTCGCGGCTGGCGATATGCCCGGCGCCGCCAAAGCGATGGCGCCACGGGAGCAATTTGAAACCGTCGCCGATCCTTATGGGCGTGGCGGTGTTGGCCAGCGGTCAAGTTTCACCGGCCAAATCAGCGGTTATCAGGGACCGACAAAGCCCGGAACGCCGCAGGTTGTACGGGATTTTAATTCCGTCACGGGCTGGTCGTATATGTATCCGGGCGGGCGGAGAGTCCCGAACGCGCCAGTGCCTTCATCGATGACGCAGCGCGCCCGCACGCCGTCGAGCTCGCGGTTTCAGCCGCAGGGGCCTTATGTCACCAAACAAGGTGTTTTCTTGGGTGAAGGATTTTACGATAAGCAGCAGGACAAGTTGACCCTTCGCCCTGTCGGTGGCGGCGAATCGACGGCCATGCCGGCCGGCGCCCGCCCACGCACTGAAACAGGTTTGCTCAAGGGTGCTATGACGGGACAGCAGTTCAATGCCCTGGCGTCCGAAGCCGCAGAGGAAGAAAAGTCCTTGCGCGAACTGACACGCTATATGTCTAGTGTCGGCTCCACCGAACAGGGCTGGCGTTTACTGGCCGATAAACTGCACGCCCATTTCAATACATTGTTCGGCAAGGAATTGAGTCCGATGGAATATCGAACCTTGCTGCAAAACGGGCAGTTACAGGGTTTGCTCGGCGGTTTCCGCAAGGAAGTGGTCGGCGGTGGCGTGATGACGGAAATCGACGCAGCCCGTGTCCTCGCCCGTCTTGGTGGCGACGTTTCCATGCTCCGCAATCCCGCTGTGGCAACACAACTTCTTCAGGAAATGTTCGAGGAGAAAGCCCGCCGATACAACGAAACCCTCGTGCCGCAATACAATTTCCAGCGTCAGATTATTCCGCGTGGCAGGTTTACGAAAAAGGAACCGATTGCCGTCCAATTCCAGCGTAATCCGAATGCGCCGCCGCCCATCGGCACGATTGAAACGGATGATGAAACTGGCGAACAATACGAATTCCTGGGCGGCGATCCACGCGATGAAACCAATTACAGGAAATTGCCGTAATGGCAAAGCCTTGGGAAAGATACCGCAGGGAGGTCAATCCTCGCTTGGCAAAGAATGATCCAGGCTTCGTCGCTCATGCGACACGATTTGCCGACGATCTTGTCCGCAGTATCGCTCAAGGTATGACCATGGGTTACGGCGACGAGATCGCCGCCAAGCTATCCGAAGTTACTGGCATTGGCGGGCAGGCGGAGGCTGATGATTACGAAAGCCTTGTGGCGGCTGAACGCGAACGGCAAGCGGAGATTCCTGCTGGCATCGCTATCCCCGGCGAAGTCGCAGGCGCAGTTGCAGGCGGCGTTGTTGCCGCGCCCCGGTTGGCGGCTGGCGCTGTGAGAATGGCGCCCCGACTTGCCGAATTAAGCAAATTGCCGAAGTGGTTGAAGGCTATGTATATCGGCGCCACTGCCGGAGGTTTGTATGGGAGTGGTCAAGCGGAGGAAGGTGAGCGTTTGGCCGGGGCAGGTGCCGGGGCGGCAGCCGGCGCATTGACTGCTGGCGGTCTTTATCCTGCTGTGGCGGGAACCCGAGCCGCAGGACGGCGGATCGGCGCCGCAGGACGTGAAACCTTCATGCCCGAACGGGCAGCTAAGCGCGCCCTGACAAAAGCGGTCGGGCAAGACGAATTGACCATCGGCCGGATGCGTGCCCGTTTGCGTGCTCTTGGTCCGCAAGCGAGCATGGCGGATGTAGGTGGCGCGAATGTCTTGGGACTTGCCCGTGGCGCCGCCGGAATGCCCGGCCCGGCCAAGAACCGAGCCATGCAAATGTTGACGACACGGGCGGAGGGCGAG